TAGCAGCTTTTGTTTTTTTGGATTTTGCCATTACATCAGGGCGCTGTTGTTATTTTTCCCCGATGATCAATCGCCTACCAAGGAAAATGCTCAGGATTCTCTCTAATTATTTTTGCGATCTTGTATACGGTAAAGCCCGGTGCAAAAAAAGCAATTATTCCAATTGCAAGACATGCAAGCCTGCCGCCAATCGGTACCCTTTCTCCATACATTTTTATGATTACTTTTTCTCTGTCTGTGAATGCAGTCATGATGATGTTCGGTGAGATGAGTTTAGTTTTAAGCGTTTAGCTCGCCTAGCAGCAGTGTATGTGATCCGTGATATGAACAATCTTTCTTGACAAATTGATTACCACGAAGGTCTGTATAGTTCATAAGATCAGGCTCTAGTGGCACAACTTCTACTATACCACCTTGATCATAATGGCTTGAACCGCGTACGTGCTTGATTACTTCGACTTCTGCGTCTTGATCTTCAAATGCTGTTAGCCATTCAACCAGTTCTTTGACTTTCATTTTCTAAGCCTAATCGAGGGAGTGCCGTGGCCCGTGCCGACGCCGCCGCTGCCGTAATCGTAGCTGCCGTAGCCGTAACCGATGCCGTAACCGCCGCCGCCGTAGCCGCCGTCGCCGCTGCCGTAATAATCGTAGCTGCCGTAGCCGTAACCGATGCCGTAACCGTCGCCGCCGTAACCGTAGCTGCCGTAGCCGTAACCACAGCCGTAACCGTAGCTGCCGTAGCCGTAACCGCCGCCGTAACCGTCGCTGCCGTAACCGTATATGCCGTCGTAGTAGTGGCCAACCAACAAAAACACATCGAAACTTGTCATAAAACCTCTGAAAAGTGAAAAATCTCAAGGCACACAGGCTCGTGCACCTTAAGACACAAAACAATCAAATCCCCCAATCTTCGCTAACGGGGACAGCAAAAATCACGGACGCACGTGGTACTTTCACCTGGTTTGTCATTGCGCGAAGATCAACCTTGTCAGAACTTGGATCAGCAATCATGCCAGTAAACCCAATACTTTCCCACTTAAGCACATGCACAACACGCGAAAGAGTGATTTCTGCGTCTGTTTGTGTAACGTCACCAGCAAAGACCCATCCGCGATCAATTACGACCACGGCGCGATCTGGTGTTGTGTCGCTCATTTTAATTGAGGGGGCTAATACTAGTGCTGAATTGCCCTAGTGATCACATCCTACAGGCCTAGCGGCTTGCCAGTGGACTTCCGTAACAATCCGCAACAATTAAACCATAGGCCGTGGCGCCACCTTGATGTCAGGATAAAGTCTTTTTTCGCTGGCTGATGGTTTTTTTAGGTGATCCTCTAGCACTTTAGAGGCTTTTTCAAAGGGCCATTCTTTGGTATCAGCAAATTTTTGCCAAACATTATTGCGCTCCTGTTCCCAAAAATCCTCTCGCAATAATTCACGGCGCAATTCTGGATCAGTTTCTTCTACTGCAAGATCAGAAACTGGTGAAATACTGCATCGGCAACGCGGATGCTGCGTACCAACCATTTCGCTTAATAAATATATCTTACCATGCCTAGAAGCGCAATAGGGACAAGTTCTTTCATCTTGTGTTGCAATAAACCGCCCATACTTATACCCATTCCTCCCTGCTGCTGCTTTTTGCGCATTAACATAAGCATTAGCAAGTTCAGATCTAGCAATCAATTCAGCCCGTCGAAGCATTCCTAGGCGTTGCGTAATACCGTCAGGATCCTTAGCTCCAAGCAATGCAACTCTTATGTCTTTTTCTAATGTTTTAGATCCTTTTCCACGTCCGATACCATCTTGCACAATGCGTGCAATATCATCACGAAAGGTTTCCACTTCGCGTCGGATATAAGCTGATGCTGTATTAGCAGCGCCAATCACAGCTTCTTTGCTTGCGCCAACAAACATTCCATTACCTTTGTTACTTGGATCAACAAGTTGCGCTAATTCTTTGCCTAGATCACTACCAAGTTGCACGGCTTCCGTAAAATCTTTTCTATATTGCATTGTAATACGATTCAATTCTTCTTCAGGGAAGTATGATTGCGCGATTTGCATTAGTGCAGTGAATTTTGCATTGCTATCAGCGATAGAATATGACATTGGCCTACGCATCTTGCCATCAGCAGAGCGATATTTTTCAAGCTCAGGATCAATGAAGTCAGAATAATATCGGCGCAGATCTTTCAAAGTACGTCTTAGCGCTCGAACTAATGCCGCTTTAGTATTTTCTACGGCACGATCGCTTAGTATATCCAATGCTTCGGCATAATCATCGGCTAGTGTTAGCTGCTGGTCTCCAATGGTTACCATGATCGCCTGATGCTGATTTGCCTATGTTACAGGTTGTTTCATTTTTTGGGGAGTCTTGAGTGATAGGGTAGTATTTGGTCACGGGGAGACCCATTCATTGCATTAAACCCAACGGCAACCATTCAATCTGAGTCACGCTTTGAACTGCAATACAAACATGGTGATACATGGTTGGATCGCCATTCGGGAGCAACTGACTACTTTCAAGCGTTTAGTCCTAATGATTTGTTGTTTGACACCTACCAGTCCGCCGTGCATGCGCTTGATGAGATAGAAAATATCGGCATGAATCGCGAGAATCTTAGAATTGTGGGAGTTGACTTGGCGGATGAAGATTGATCATCGCCAGACCCAATCAACAGCAATGGCCCGGATTAGCCGGGCTTTTTGCTGGTCATTGATATTATCTTAATAGATCACAAATAGAACGCTGCAACTGCTTTCCCATTGTTATTGTTGATCAGTCTTTCTATTTCCTTTTTTCTTGTTTTACTATTTGCCAACGGGCGAGTGTATTTAGGTTGATAAACCCTGCCGCTTGCCATTCTTTCTCCTACTGGCTTAAATCTGCCTCCACCTACTTTCTGAATTCCTCCAAATAAATTAAATTGCCTCATGTTGCCGCGTTTGAATACTATTCTTTTTGATGATTCTGCAAATGTTTTCCGTTGGCTTACTGCTTGATTAAACCCAATACTTGCGGCAATCTTTTTACCAAGCTCATTACTTCTGTACCGCTGTGTGGCTGCGGACCGCTTTCGCGATCTGATCTCAACCGGCAGTCCAGTCCATCCACGCAAATTGCCCTTAATTGCCGCACCAATGCCCTTAAGCGGCTTTCGCCGTTCCGATGTGATCGGCAAAACTGCAGGCTTAGGATTAGCACCTGTCCGCACCTTCCCGCGTGCGGTTAGTGCCCTCTCTCCTGGAAGTTTAGGCGTCGCATCCTTCACGATCTGTGACATTCCCCTCATAGTCCTGGCATCAGACTGCGCCAGCTCACGAAGTCCAGCCCTCAGGGTGTCGGAAACTTTGCCGCCCTTGACCGTGCTCCTGACGCGATCTCCAGCAGCAGTAGCAGCACGCTCCTTGATTGGCTTAAGCTTTTGCCCTGTAATTGACTCAATTTCTCTAATGCGCTGCGCATCAGCTTGCGCCAATGATTTTAGCGCACCGCGCAGGGTGGATGTCATTGAGCCCGGACGCTGAGAGGCTGGTTTCTGTAGGGGCTTAGCCTCAAGAATAGGACTGCGCTTTTTCTTGATTGTATTTGCGTTAGGCTTAACACCAATCAATCTTGTCTGATTTGTTTCAATCGCCTTAGCCAATTTTTTTCTACCTCGGGTCACGGCACCTTTCTGTGCACGCTTTGATAGCGAAGTTTGAAGGGTTTGGTCGGCCTTGTCGATGCCCGCTAGCTTAGCTCTGGACTTCTTCAACGATGTTCGTGCGGCCAAGGTGCCACCTTTCAGCGCAGCGGATTTAGCCGCCTTCCTGACGGCGCTAGGTGTGGCTTTTTTGCCGCCGCCTGGTGTTGAGGAGAATTGCCCCTGCGCATCGCGAACGTACTGAGTCCGCTTTTTGCCGGGTCTGCCGCCGCGAGCCATTGCAATCTTGGTCTAGAGTTGTTATATTTTTCCCGCGCCTATTGAACAGGCAGTCCCTGTGCATCCACATTATCACCCGTCAAATCGTTAGGAGACGGCGCAGGCGGATTCAGTAGTGCGTTATTTT